TAGCACCGCCTTTGTTTCCTGTTTTAAGGGATGCGCTGTTAATATTAAACAGATTTCTTTGCAACATATCATCTATTGGTTGGACTGCTGTGCCAAAACTTGCCTGTAGACCTGGATCATTAAAAACCTCATAAGGACTTCTTAACCCTCTTTTAAGAGCATCTCCTCCTATATTCATAATGTCTGTGCCTAGACCACTCGCATACCTTAAAGCATTTGCTTCTGCATTAATTGTATTATCTGTAGGTTGAGCAACAGTATTGTCAGGATAATATTGATCTGGTCCTTGTGCAAACTGATTTTCTGCTTCTCCGTAAAGCCTACTAATTGGTCCTTTCTCAATTGAGTTTAACTCTTGTATTGTGGTTTGAGTACCACCTCCGCTTCCACCACTCATAATATACCTCTTAATGATACGATGTTAATTTCTTTCCTAAGACTGTGTATATTTCTTTATATTCATAGTCTTCTAATTCTTTTTTGAATCCTCTTCTGCAAAACATTTCTATTGCTTCACATTTCATTTCTATTGCCCATTCCTCTATAGTTTTAAGAGTATGCTTCCATTTCTTAAATTCTACACCTCCTAGAGTAACTATTCTACAAACAGTTTTGTTTGGATAATCAATAACTTGTGTTGTTCCTGCTCCATATATCTTTTCATTATCATCAAATATAACCCAAAGTTGCATTTCTTGTTTTTCACAAAGTTCTTTAATGTCTTCTAGGCTCAACTCTTCTTGGCTTTTATCGTTTCCTAATTCTATATATTTTGAGCATTTATCCCATATTTTATATACATTGTCAGATTCTACTCCTGATATATGCATCATCCTAACTTCACCCAGTTACCACCAGAGTTCCTAAAGTAAACTCCTTCTCCATCTCCTGGATTAAAATTTGTACCATCTCCGTAGACTATGTCACCTTGTTTAATTCTAACTGGAGCTACGTTTTTAACTTCTATAAAAGTTGCAGCATTTTCTTCTAATGCTCCTTGTATTTTTAAAAACTCTTGTAATAGATACTGCGGTAAATCCTCTGGATTATCTGGTACAGGATTTGGTGTATATTTAGGTGCTTGTGCCATTAAATATCCTAATCAAATATTGATTTCTTTATGTTTGCAATAATGTCTAATAGACCGCCTTGTTTTTGAGGAGCGTTTGCAGCGGCTTGTTCTAAATTATAAACACTAGGTCTTCCTCTTATCTCAGAAGGCATCATTCGAGAAGCTGCTTCTAAAGCATAAACACTAGGTCTTCCGTAAATATCAGGTCTTCCTGTTACATTAGAAGGATATGGTTGTTGAGGAGGTACAGGAACAATAGGTTGACCCATAACTCTTCTCATGTCCATATTTGCTTCACCAGAAGCATTTAAAGTCATATTAGGTGTTATACCAGGTTGATCTAAACCAGCTTGTCTTCTAAAATATTCATCAATCTGTCTTGGGTCATCGTTTCCAGAATATCTTATTTGATTGCTAACACCTGGAGTTATTGGGTAACCATCAGGTAAAGCTCCTTGCGGATATCCTTCAGGTATATAAGAACCTCTTAAATTATTATTGTAATAAAATTCATTTCCATTATCGACTGTATTAATAGTTGACCTTCTTGCTACTTCTTCTCCTGTTTGTGGGTCTACTGCTACTCTCCCTGTTCTTGGGTCTATAAATGTACGATACGGAGAGTATTGAACATTATTATACATTTGATTTTGTTTTAGCAAAGGAGCAACATAATCCATTTTCTCTTGGTCAGTCATATCAACAAACCTAGTTGAAGGGTCAGTAAATCCTTCTACAGGAAGATCATCATAAATACTTTCATCTATAATGTTACCTAATTCATCTATTCCAAATTCTGCCATTATCGTTCTCCTAATACCTCATATTCTATATCATATCCGTTTAATTCAAAAGTTGTAGCCGTTGTGTTTTGAAACTTGATTGCTATGTATTTGCCTGTGGCTCTAGCATCTACTTTATTTTGTGTGTCTGGATTAATGCTTTGTTGTGTTTTATAAGTATATGTACCATCAGGACTCATTGAACTTCCAACAAATACTTCAGCAGTTCCTGTGCTAGAAAACTTTGGGGTAATCTTTCTTACTTGTTTAACTGTATTGGTATTGCCATCTAGGGTTAATCCTTTTCTCTCAAGAATCATAGTAAAATTATTACCTGCAAAATCAAATCCATTGTCTGCCCTATATAGCTTAGTATCTCCTGTACTAGACATTAAAATACTTGTTTCTGTTGGGTTAAACTCTCTTTGACCCCAGTTTTCAGTTGTGCTGTAGGCTATCCAACTTTGTGATTGCCCTGACCAAACTACTGATGATGTTCCTGGATTTACAATCCCTGTAGAAATATGTAGTATTTCTGGTAATTCTCTAAAACTGAATGAGTTTGTATTATAGTTCCAGATCAATGCTTTATTACAATAAGTTGACCCTACTGTTGGATAAGACACCCATATTTCATTCTTTTGTTTATTATGTGTTACAAAAGTATTTGCATAGTTGGTACTGTCAATTTCCTCAAAAAAAGTTCTTTTAACAATATTTGTTGCTATAGATTTTTTTTTAACTCCATTGTGGATAATAATATCGCCATTAGTCACTACAAAGTGATTGCCATTATATTCTGCTACACAGTTTCTTGACAAAACTCCTGAGTCATCAAATAGCTTTTGAAAGCTAAAAACTAAGTTTCCGCCAATAAAATTCATTAAATATGTAGTGTTTTCTTTGTAAATTATAAAAGATTGTTTTAAAGGAAACCCATCTATTATAAAATCTCCAGCATCTCCAAGAGTTACAGAACCAGCATCGTTGTTAGCTGCTGCTGTCCATGTGCTAGGTAAAGACAAATTTTCTGCTGAATTACCCCATCTAACCTTATTTGGTAAACTAGAAGATGATTCAGTTAAATTTAAAGCTATTAAAAAACTTTTATAAGGTCTTATTACTTTACACGTTGTACTTGCTGGCCAGTTAGTTAAGTCTGTAAATTTATTAGCTCCTGTGTTTGCTAAACATTGTGGGTCATCTACCCCATTGTTAAGTATAGGTAGACCATTAAAAATAGATCCTACCCAGTTTCCAACTCCTGTAAGATTAGTTGAGTAAGTTCCAGATGTTCTTGTAAACTCTGTATGATTAGAACCATCGTATCTATATATTTTAGCTGAACCAGCATAGAACCAATAACTATTAGCTCCTGTTGTCCAGTTTATAGCAAAATAAGGGGCTACAGTAGGTGTTCCAAATACCTGATCTTGACCTAAAACTTTTTTAGCCGCTCCATCTTCAAATCTAGCATTTTGTGTGTGTGAAAAATACTCATTAGGTAATGCCGTATTATTCGTATCTTTGATCATTCCTTTTGAGCTTAATACTTGAAGGGTAGCCATTATGCAGTTCTTCTCCACATATGAACAACAATGTATGGTTGCACATTATTATGTGCTGAACCACCACCTGTTGCTCCTGAAGTAAATGATTCGTTGCTTGAGCTACCATCAGGAAACAAAGCATGTTCATTTGAACCACCACCATTTTGTGATGAAGGTATACTTACTGTATGCGTATGTGATGGTAATTCAGCAGTGCTTAATGTATGTGTTTTAGCACCACCAGTTTCTTGTACTGTATTAAAATCTGCATCGTTAGTATCAAAACCAACCATTACTTTACCAGTTCCAAAAGCTGTCCAAGTTCCAAATCCTAATAATGTTCCAGGATTAGTTGCAACAGCAGCGTTAATGTAAATTGATCCTACTGGATATATAGCTTGTATAGAGGTTAATAGTCCTGCTGAACTGGTTACAGTTCCTGATACAACTAAATTTCTCATGCCTGTAGAGTCTTTACTTGCATCTACTGTTACTGCTTTAGAAGCTTGTGCTGTGCCAAGTGTTGTAACATCTACATAATTTAGTTCTGCTGTGTTAGCTGTAACACCATCTAGTTTGTTTAATTCTGTATGTGTTGCCGATACTGCTCCAGTAACACTGGGGAAGGTTGCTTTAACTGTAGATTTTACCAGCC